TATGCGGCGAAAATAAAAGACTTGCCGTCCGCAGATGTGCCGGGAACTGTATCGCAAGCAGAACTGGAAGTGCTGGAAGCGGAAAAGGCCCGCGCGGATCGGCTTGCGGAAAAGCTGAGATCTGTGCAGATTGAGAATCAGCTTTTGAAAGAAGCTCTGCGAAAAATGTGCTGAAGGGGAGGAAGAGTGAAAAATGGGATTGGCAGACGTGTTTTCGGCGGAAGATCGCATCGAAATAAAATTCAGCGATTTTTACACACTTGTGCGAGAGGCTGCAAAGTACGAGATCGCGGCGAACGGAATCAAAACAAAAGTTCCGCACGAGGAGATGTTTAAAATGCTTTCCGGCAAGAATCTGGAAACGCCGGAAGGGGAGGAGTGAAAAAATGAGTTACGCAATTATCGCAGCGTTTTTTGTATTCATGTTCGGCTCGGCCGTGTGCGTGCTGTCGCTTGCGTTGTGTGCAGCGGCACGAGAGGCAGAAGAGTACGAAAAATGGCACAGTGAAATCGTGCGGAGGAGCGGCGATGAAAAGAAGAATTGAGATATTCGCACGAATGAACATGAACGGCTACGAGGCTGGAATGAAGGTCGATGGCCGCGAGTTCTCAGCGCGGAACACGGCCGGCGAGGATTTGTCAAAGGTCACCGTCTCGATTGGCGAACAGATTGAAAACGTATACGGCCAGTACATGCGCCGATACTGGGAGTACGAGGATTTACATGACGCATATTGCAGCGTGCTCGGTATCGCGGCTCGGATGCACGTTTTACATAAGCGCTTGACAGATCCGGCGAGGCAGGCGACATGAAATGCTTTAAGCTATGCCCGTTTTACACGTTCGAACGGTGCACAATCGAACACAAGTTCGAGTGGCAAATTGACCGGTGCCCGATGGCGCAGGCGGCTCGGGCGATTAAAAAATAAACAAAGAAGGTGATGCTTTGAACTGCTTCAAGGAGGCAGAGTACAAGCTGCGCGATTACAGCGCAAAACGCAACTCGATTTTGTCCACGGAGGAGCAGATTGCGCTGCTCGAGCAGGAGAGCGTCGGCGTGCGGGCGGCGACGACAGACGGGACAGCCGTGCGCGGCGGGGGAAATTGCCGAGAGGATGCGCTGCTCAACAACATCGCAATGCGTTCGGAATTGCAGACCGCCCATGACCACGCGGAGGCTTGGGTTCGAGTCGTGGACCGCGCCCTCGGGGTGCTCAGTCCGGATGAGCGGCTTGTGCTCGATCGTTTTTACATCAACCGGCAGAAGGGTCATGTCGAACGCCTGATGGAAGAGCTCTGTATAGAAAAAGCACAGGTGTACAACAAGAAGGATGCTGCGCTCCGCCATTTCACCGTCGCGCTGTACGGCGTTGTGGAAACCTAAAAAGATTAGAAAAAAATCAGACGATTTTTCCTGAAAAGTGTGGTACGATGATAGTGTCACAAATGAGGAAGACCTCCATCTATCTGAATTCCGCCCGCACCGGACGGAACACCCGGCAAAGCCGCCCTACACGGGGCGGTTTTGTTGTGCAAAAAAATCTCTGGAAAGGCGGCGAGTGACGTGACAGCAAAACAGAAACGCTTTGTGGACGAATATCTTGTAGACCTGAACGCCACGCAGGCCGCTATTCGGGCGGGGTATTCCCCAAAGACAGCCAAATCAATCGGGCAGCGATTATTGACTTTTGTTGACGTGAAAACGGAGATTGAAGAACAACTAGAGCGAATGCACAGCGAGCGCACTGCCGATGCCCAGGAAGTTATTGAGTACCTGTCCGACGTCATGCGGGGCAAGAGCCGTTCCCATGTACTCTGCCTGTGCGGGGAGGGCTGCCAAGAGGTCATCGAGAAGCCCCCGGATGAACGGGAGCGGCTGAAAGCGGCTGAACTGCTCGGCAAGCGATACGCATTGTTTACAGACAAAACGCAGCTGTCCGCGGATGACATGCACTTTGAGATTACAGTCGACTACTCGAATGCGCCAGGTGAAAATGACGGATGAAGCTGACGGTATATGCTAACTCGAATTTTCGCGCAGTAGACGAGAGCCGATGCCGGTACGTGGTGATGAAGGGTTCCGCCGGATCGGGCAAGTCCGTGGACACGGCACAGCATTATATTTTGCGGCTGATGAAGGATCCCGGACGAAACTTAGTTGCAATGCGCAAGTCAGACGTAACTAATCGAGACAGCACGTTCGCGGAGCTGAGAGCGGCGATCTATCGCATATTGGGTTCTGCGGCAGAACAGTACTGGTTGATCGGCATGAGCCCGCTGTCGATGACGTTCCTGCCGAACGGAAACAAGATTATTTTCCGCGGAATGAATGACGACAGACAACGCGAAAAGCTGAAATCTATCACATTCACACGCGGCAAGCTGACCGATGTCTGGATGGAAGAAGCCACGGAATTTACAAAAGCTGACTTTGAAATCATAGACGACCGTCTGCGCGGCGAGCTGCCTCCGGGACAGTTTTATCAAATTCGATTGACATTCAATCCCGTGTCCGCGTCGCACTGGATCAAGCGTGATTTTTTCGACCGCGCCGACCCTCACGTGCTGACGCATCAGTCGACATACAAAGACAATCGGTTTATTGACGCGGCTTATCATGCCCGCATGGAGCGCCGGCGTGAGGTTGATCCGGAGGGATACCGCATTTACGGTCTCGGCGAGTGGGGCGAAGTCGGCGGTCTGATCTTGACGAATTACATCATCGAGGATTTCGACACCGCGCCAGAGCGGTTCGACTACATGGTCAACGCGCAGGACTTCGGCTTCAACCACGCGGACTGCATCGGCTGCGTCGGTTTCCGAGACGGTGAATTATATCTTTGCCGTGAGCTGTACGTCTACGAAAAGGATACGGAGGAAATCATCGACATGGCTGCGGGGAAGTTCGACCCGCGGCTGACGATGTATTGTGACTCGGCTGAGCCTGACCGCATCAAGATGTGGAAAAAAGCGGGATATCGTGCGGTCCCGGTGCGAAAGGAGCCGGGAAGTGTGCACGCACAGATTGATTATCTCAAGCAGCATCGCATCCACATCCACCCGTCCTGCGTCAATACGATAAAAGAAATCGGGCAATGGAAGTGGCAACGGGACGAACGATCGGGTCAATGGCTCGATGAGCCGGTCAATTTCTTTGATGACGCGATGGCTATGTTACGCTATTCCATTGAGCAGGAGCGCCGCGGGCGGCTCAAAATCAAAACCTTTAAAGGAGGAATTTAAGTGGCACGTCGGCGCATGTACCAGTTGCCGGAACGCATGGTTGGCAGTCCAGATGACCTATCCGGCGGGATCAAAATTGAACTGGTAGAAAAATACATCAACAAACACAAGTCATTTTTGCCGCGATATCGTTACCTCGAAAATTTGTACAAAGGATTTCACGATATCTACAAGCAGCCGGAAAAAGAAAGTTGGAAACCTGACAACCGCCTGGCGGTCAATTTTCCGCGTTATATCGTAGATACGTTTCTCGGCTATAGTTACGGCATTCCAATCAAAAAAACGCACGATGACGAGGACATGATGCAAAGCATCGCGGCGTTCGAGGCGGCAAATGAGATCGAGGATCACGAGTACGAGCTTGCAAAACGAGCGTGCATCTACGGTCATGCGTTCGAGTATCTCTATCAAGACGAAAACGCAAAGACGCGAATGACATATTTTTCACCGGCCGAAATGTTTGTTGTCTACGATGACACAGTGCGGAAACACGCGCTGTTCGCCGTGCGGTACGGTCATCATTCGGACACCGGGATTCCGTTCGGCGAGGTGCTGACAGCAGAAGAGCGCATCCCGTTCGACGACGGCGTTCTGCGTGCTCCAGAGCCGAACGTTTACGGCCGTATCCCGGTGGTCGAATGGATTTTAAACGATGAACGCATGGGCTTATTCGAGGCGGCGGCCGGCATGGTCGAGGCGTACAATCACGTGCTCAGTGAGAAGGGCAACGATGTCGACGCATTCGCGGAGGCGTACCTCGCGGTCCTTGGCGCGGAAATCGATGAGGACGGCATATACAAAATTCGAGACAACCGCATTATCAATCTGTACGGCACGGATGATGCAAAAGATATTCTCGTCCAGTTTTTGCAAAAACCGACCGCTGACGGCACGCAGGAAAACCTGCTCAACCGTCTGGAAAAGCTGATTTATCAGACGTCGATGGTTGCGAACATTTCCGACGAAACGTTTGGAAGCTCAACCTCCGGTGTGGCTCTTGCCTACAAGCTGCAGGCAATGAGCAACATGGCAAAGACGTTTGACAGAAAGATCGAGAAGAGTTTGTCGAAACGGTACAAGCTGTTTTGCTCGCTGCGGACGAACGTGCCGGAACATCTGACCGATGCGTGGCAAGACATAAAGGTTACGATGACGCGCAACTTGCCGAAAAACCTGATGGAAGAGGCTCAGACCGCGGCACAGCTTGAAGGAATCGTATCGCATAAGACACAGCTCTCCGTGCTGTCTGTAGTCGACAACGCCGCGGACGAGCTTGAGCGAATGCAGGAAGAGGCACAAGGCGAACAGAGCCGGTTTGCTGTCTACGATCAGCAGGCGGAGGATGAAGTAAATGGCTAAGCGCATACCGTATCCGCCGCGAAGAAATCAGCCGCCGAACGCGCTGCCGTCATCCGTGTACTGGGCAGTCAGAGAGAAACAGCATATCGAAGAGATGGAAGCCAGGACAAAGGACTACGGCAAAGACATCGCGCGAATATACCGGAAAGAGCTAACCGAGATCGAGCGCGAAATTGCGTATTTCTATCAGCGATACGGGGACAAAAATCACTTGTCTTTTGCAGACGCGAAAAAAGCCGTGGACGCATTTGACGTTCAGGCGGCGATGGACAAAGCGCGCGAGTGGGTCTGGACGCGCGATTTTGGCAAAGAAGCAAACGCACAGCTCGAACTGTACAACGCGGCAATGAAGATTAACCGGCTCAAGCTGTTAGAATCGCGCATCGGGCTGTACCTTGTGGACTTGGGCGATCAGACGCAGAAATACATGACGCATGTGCTCGAAGGTGAGGCGGTCGCGGAAGCTGTCCGGCAGGCCGGCATACTCGGACCCGACGCGCTGCTGGTCGATCCGGCTACGCTTGACGCGATCGTGCGCGGCAGCTACAAAACGGACATGACAAAGCGAGGCTTGCGGGCGACATTTTCGGAACGGCTGTGGGGACACAACAGCAAGCTGATGTCCGCACTGGATAACCTGCTGACGCAAGGATTGATACAAGGCAAACACCCGCGCGATTTGGCGCGTGATCTGCGGAAGATGTTTGATGTTTCGCGCTATGAGGCGGAACGATTGACGCGGACAGAGACGTGCCGTGCGGCCACCGGCGTGCAGCTTGCGAGCTTCGATGAAAACGATATAGATTATTACATCGTACAGACGCAAGCGAGACCGTGCGGCATCTGTCAGCCTTTCGATCAGCGGGTTCTGCGCGTCAAAGATGTGCAGATCGGCACCAACGCGCCGCCCTGGCACCCGAACTGTATGTGCAGTCTGTCGGCGTGGTTCGACGAAAATGGCCATTCCGATTGGCTTTACGGCGAGGCCGCGGAAACGCGGAAGATCAAGGGCGCGGAACGAGCGGCTTGGTATGATGACTGGTTCCGTCGGCATCAAGATGACTACCCGCCGAGCAGCTATCGCCAGTGGCGGGGTGCCTGGGAGAAACGGAATGGGGTCAAAACCACCAGCTGACTGCCGGTGGTTTTCTTATGCCGAGGTTGAGCAGCAGGGGAGGACAGCGATGATTACCGTAACGCGGCAAGATTGCCGGATCACAATAGAGGGCCACGCTGGGTGCGGTCCGCCGGGGCAAGACATTGTCTGCGCGGCAGTGAGCACACTCGTGCAGACGTTAGCAAGATCAATAGACAACTTGACAACGGACACCGTCACAGCGGATATTTTTTCCGGTTTGGCGGTGCTGCGGTTCGGGGATATTTCAGCAGACGCCAGACTGCTGGTGGATTCCTTTTTTGTTGGGATTCAGGGGATCGCTTCGGCGGCACCTGATCGCGTACAAATTATCAACCAGACGGCGCGCAACGCATCGGGGCAGACGCAACGAGACGGGGCGCAAAAGGAGAACGCATTATGACATTTGACAAGTTTTATTTACAGCTGTTCGCGGAAAACGCAGCAGACACCGGGGCGCAGAGCAACGATGCCGGCGCGGCAGCAGAAAACACAAGCGGACAGCAGGGGCAGGAACCGACAGCGGGCGAGCAGTTTAACAAGCTGCTGGCAGACAATCCGGCGCTACAGTCTGAATTTGATCGGCGTGTGACGCAGGCGCTCGCAAAGCAAAAGGGCAAGCTGGACACGGCAACACAGGACGCGATCCAGAAGGCCGTAGCCGACGCACAGCGCAGAGCGGGACAGTCTGCCGAAGAGGCCGCCGCGGAGGAGCTCGAAAATCTACGCAAGGAAAACGAGACGCTGAAAGCTGCACAGACCCGTGCGGGATTGCGTCAGCGTGCGGCGGAGCTGCTGTCAGAAAAAAAGCTGACGGCATCGCCGGGCATGCTGGAGCTGCTGACCGGCGCGGATGAAGACAGCACAGCAGACAACATTGCGCAGTATGAAGCAGCGATTCTCGCAGCAGTCAAGGCAGCACAGACGGCAGCCGCAACAGGTACCACCCCGCGCAACTACAACAACAAGGGCGGTGAGCTTTCAGAGTTTGACAAGCGCATCGCAAAGTACAAATAAAAGGAGATTACATTATGACAACTAACAAGTTTAACCTCCAGCTTTTTGCAGCTGGCGATAACAACGACCTGCCGGTTCGCTCTTTCCAGCTTGAGTTCAAGAACCTGCTTCAGGCAGTCGTTAAGAAGCAGGCATATTTTGCTGACTTTTTCGGCGGCGGTGTCGAGGCACTGGACGGCGTGCAGGAAAACGAGACTGCATTTTACGTCAAGACCAGCGATATCCCCGTCGTCGTCGGAACCGGCTACAGCGAGGACGCTGCAACCGCGTTCGGCGCTGGTACTGGCAACACCTCCCGCTTCGGCAACCGCACTGAAGTTATTTATACCAACACCCCCGTCCAGTACTCTTGGGAGTGGGTTTTTCACGAGGGGCTTGACCGCCACACCGTGAACAACGATTTCGAGGCTGCGGTGGCTGATCGTCTGGAGCTGCAGTCCCGTGCTCTGACTCACAAGTTTAACGTGCAGCACGGCAATTTTATTGCAGGAGCCTTTGGTCACAATGAAAATATTGCATCTTACACGGATGACAATGTAAAGGCTCTGTTTGACAAGCTGGCAGCATGGTATATCAACGCTGAGGCGGTCGGCACTAAGGTTGCAAAGGTCAAGGCTGATCTGTACAACGCTATCGTTGATTCCGCGCTGGCGGTTCAGGGCAAGGGCAGCTCTGTGTCGATTGACGACAACGGCATTGCGATGTTCAAGGGCTTTGCCATTCAGGCAGTGCCGGACAACCTGTTCCCAGCCGGTGTCTGTGGTCTGGCCTACATCACTGGCGTGGGCAAGGCGTTTACCGGCATCAACACCACCCGCACGATTGAGTCGGAGGACTTCGACGGCGTGGCGCTGCAGGGCGCAGGCAAGGCGGGCGAATTCATCCTGCCAGACAACAAGAAAGCCGTCTGCAAGATCACTTACACCGGCGCTTAATAGCATCAACATGCAGGGCGGATGAGACGCACAATCTTGTCCGCCCTTTGCGATGCGGAAAGGAGGAGCATGTCGTATACTACTGTTCTGAAATTTTTTAACGATCTGCAGGACCATGAGCACGCCTACGAGCCCGGCGACAGCTACCCGCGCAAAGGATACGAGCCTGACGCGGCGCGCATCGCTGAGCTGTCCGGCGCGACAAACCTGCAGGGCGTTCCGCTGATCCGTCCGGTTCCGCCGAAGAAGCGGACAAAGGCAAAGGAGTGATGCGTCATGGCACTGCTGGATGATTTGGCTATCATGCTCGATTTGCCGGAGGACTACGTGTCGGATTACCGTTTGGTTGATCGGCTGAATCTCATCATTGACAGCTGCGAAAAGCGCATACTTTCCCGCCTGCCGCAGTCTGTGACGGCTGTGCCGGATGAATTAGCGTGGATCACGCTCGAATTAGCCGTGAAGCGCTACAATCGCATCGGCAACGAGGGCATGGACGCTTACAGTCAAGAGGGCGAAAGCCTGACCTTCGGCAAAGATGACCTCGCGCCGTATCTGGATGACATCAACGCATGGTGCGCGGGTCAGACACCGCCGTCAAGAGGGCGGGTGCGGTTCATATGAGATATGACACCCCCGTACTCTTCCACGCTGTGACGGGCGTCTACGACCCGCAGAACGGTACATGGAGCGATGTAGACGCCGAGCCGGCAAGACGATGGGCAAACGTAACACCGATGAGCAGAGAGGTGCAGCGGGCGACCTTCGGCGACTGGCTGAATACACGGCTTGTCATTCGCCTGCGGCAGATTTACACGGATGATTTTCAGCACGTAACAATCCCGCGCGGCAAGTACGCTGGACGCTATGTGCTGGATTTAGAGCGCACGCCGCAGGATCGACATTCCATCGTTGTCATCCGGGAGGGATCGCAAAATGGCGGTTGAATTTGAGCTTGAGGGCATCGAGGAACTCATGCAGGAACTGCAACGGCAGGCAAGCAAAAAGGACGTCAAGACAGTCATTCAGGTGAACGGCAGGCGACTGGAAAACTCGATGAAACAGATCGCCAAGCCGGGCGTTGCGTTCGTGAAGGGTTATTCCGTCGGCAACTTGGCACGGCAAATCAGCCGTCAGACGAGGGACGGCGGATTGTCCGTCGAGGTTGGCACTACGGCGGAATACGGCGAATATCTCGAATTAGGCACTCGCAAGATGTCTCCGGAACCATTCGCCCGCCCCGCGCTGGATGACGTAACACCGCAATTTATCGGCGACTTGAAACAGTTAGGTAACAAAAAATGAGCAAAAAAACATGTGATAATGCGCTGCATGACGCGCTGTGGCAATATTTGAGCTCGATTGATGGCGGCATGCCGGTATTTGACTATCGCCCGCCGGAAAACGTCGGATACCCGTTCGCGGACATCGAAAGCATGACGGCGAAATATTCCGACACGAAAACCGGCGCGATGACGAGCATTGAAGCCGTGGTCAACTTTTGGCACAAGCAACATGAGCGCACATGGATATCAGAGCAGTGCACAGCACTGTTAGAGCATGTAGGCGAGATGGAGGCAGCCTTTGACCGCCCCATCATGCTCGATATGAACCAAACCACCGCGGAGATCGTGCGGGACACGAGTGTGAAGCCCGCAATCCTGCGCGGGCGTGTGGCATTATACATCCGTTTTTTGTAAAAAAAGGAGCGTAGAAACTATGAAAAAGTTTGATTTACAGCTGTTTGCAGCAGAGGCAGTTGCGGGCAAGCAGATCGTATATCTGTATCGTGTAGCGAGCAAGGCGGCGACGACTGACGGCGCAATCCTCGCATTTACGACTGAAAACGGCCGCACAAAGAGCAAGGATGCGGACAGCACAGCAACTAAAGACGGCAGCATCCGCACTCCGGGCGCACTGGAGCACGAGATTACAGCCACCAGCATCCTCAAAAAGGGCGACACCCTGGTGGATGAGCTGGAGGATGCACTGGATGACGGCTCGCTCATGGAAATCTGGGAGGCCAATCTGGCTGAGCCGGCAGAAAATCAGACGAACAGGTTCAAGGGTCGTTACTTCCAGGGCTATCTGACTGAGCTTGAAATTTCCAGCAGCGCGGAAGATTTTGTTGAGGTTACGCTGACCTTCGGCATTAACGGCGCGGGCGTGGCGGGCTCGGTAACTGTAACTGCTGAGCAGCAGGAGGCGGCATCGTACACCTTCAAGGACAGCACGAGGGGGGCGTCGTAACGGATGATGGAGCTTGAAATCGGCGGGAAGCCGTACAGCTTCCGCTTCGGCATCGGTTTTGTGAAAGAAATTACGACGCAGGCAAAGACCCTCGGCGTAGATCAGGACACTGCACTCAGATACACAATTGCGCAGCTGCTCGATCACAATGTCATCGCGCTTGAGCGTGCGCTGATGGCGGCAAACAAGACATGCACCCCGCGTCTGACTGTGTCACAGCTCGACGCATGGATAGAAGATGAGAGCACCGACATTGACGCGGCGTTTGACGCGGTGATCGATTTTTTATCCGCGAGCAACTGTACCAGACGCGAGACATCCGACCTGGTGCAGGCGTATCAGACGCTGAAAAAGGAACAGGAGAGCAAATAAACTGGGAGGATGCTCTGCACGACATCGCGGTTAACTGTTTTCGATATCTCGGTTTCACGAGTTTGGAGCAGGTAGATCGGCTGACTATCGCGGAATATGAGTTGCTAATGGAAGCGGCTCAGTTGCGCGAGGTGGACAAGCTGTATCACATCCATCAGATCGCGTTTCAGTCGTTCAGGGTGCAGGCGATGAAGCGTGCAGGAAAGCACCGGCAGAGGCCGGTGTTCTCGACCTTCCGCAAATTTTTTGATTATGAAAAAGCCCTCCGCCAAGCGAGCGGGAAGGATGCACCCTCGTCTCGCTTCGAGGCACTTAAAAACCACCTGCGAGGGGAGGTGTAAAAAATGGCTGAATATAATGTCAAAGCCGTCTTGTCGGCGTATGACAAGGGCTTTACCTCGGGCTTTAAGAAGGCACAAAAGAGCGTTGACAGCCTCGGCAGTAAGGTGCGCAGCGGCATCGGCTTCGGCGTGCTTGCCGGCATCGGTGCGCAGGCTATGAGCACCATCGCGCGCGGCGTTGCCAGTCTGATTGGTGAGGTCAACGAGAGCAATTCCGCGTGGAAAACATTTGAAGGTAATATGTCGTATCTCGGAAAAAGTGCGGCAGAAATCCAGCGCGTTCGCGGCGCGATGGAGGAATTTGCTCAAAAGACTATCTACAGCTCGTCTCAGATGGCGGGCACATTCGCGCAGCTTGAGGCGGCGGGCGTCGGCTCAATGAAAAAGCTGACGAACGGCACAGAAGGCGTTGTCAAAGGCTTGGTAGGCTTGGCTGCCACAGCGCAAAAACCGGCACAGGCAATGAAAACGCTTAGTGAGCAGACAACGCAGATGGCCGCACGGCCGCAAGTTGCTTGGCAGGATTTAAAACTCATGATGGAGCAAGCCCCTGCCGGCATCGCGGCGGTTGCAAAGCAGATGGGCATGAGCTCGCAAGAGTTGATCAGTCAGGTGCAGGCCGGAAAGGTCTCGACTGAGGACTTCCTTGCGGCAGTAGAGGCCGCGGGCAACAGCGACGCGTTGCAAGGCATGGCTACTCAGTACAAGACCATCGGCGATGCGATGGACGGTTTGAGGGAAACGCTTGGCAGTAAGCTGGCACCGGCTTGGGACATGATGAGCCAGAAGGCAATCACTGGCATTTCCGGCATCGTGGACATGGTCGGACAGCTTGACAGCAGCAATTTGGGCGGCTCGCTGGTTTCCATGCTGCAAGAGGTCGGACCGCAGATGTTGGAGCAGGGCAAGTCGATAGCGACTCAGATGCTTAATGGCTTGATTACCGGCATCCCGCAGATGGCAAGCGCCGGCGCGTCTCTGATCAACTCGATCGCCGGCGGTCTAGCGCAAGGGGTGCCAAACCTGATCGGCAACGTAATGCCACTCTTGTCTAATCTGAGCGAGAGCCTCCGGAGCGGCGCGGGCACGCTGGTCAGCGCAGGTTGTAACCTCATCGTGCAGTTAGCGCAAGGCGTAGCAAACAGCATTCCGACGCTGATTCAGTACATTCCTACGATCGTTACAAACATTGCAGGAATCATCAACGACAACGCGCCGAAGCTGCTGGCAACCGGCGTCGAGGTGCTTGCGACACTGGCTCAAGGCATCATCAATGCAGTTCCGACGCTGTTGGCGAACATTCCGAAGATTTTTGAGATGTTACTCGCACTGTGGAGCGCGTTTAACTGGATGAGCCTGGGCACTACGCTTGTTAACGGCATCAAATCCGGCGCGTCTGCGTTGGGCTCTGGTCTCAAGTCCGTCGGTCAAAAGGCGTTAGAGACATTCAAATCGATTAACTGGGCAGATGTCGGCGCCAAGGTCGTTAATTTTATCCACAATGGCGTGACCAGCGCGGGAAGCATGGCCGTTACGGCATTGAAAACAGTCGGAAGACTGGCAATGAACGGCTTTAAGGCGATCAACTGGGCATCCGTTGGTAAGGCCGCAATCAACTTTATCAAGACAGCGATCACCGGCGCGGGTCGGCTGATTATGAGTGCGCTTAAATCTGTCGGTTCGGCAGGCATGAACGCATTCCGGTCAATCAACTGGGCTTCAGTCGGCCGAGCAGTCATTACGGGCATTATCCGCGGCATCTCCGGTGCTGCAAGCGCGCTGTTCGGCAAGCTCCGCAGCTTAGCCAGCAGCGCCCTCGGCGCGGCGAAAAAGGCGCTCGGCATCGGGTCGCCGTCTCGCGTGTTCACGCGGCAGGTCGGTCGATGGATTCCCGCCGGCATTGCCGTGGGTATCGATCGGCACTCTAGAGATTTGACATCCGCGGTTGCGAGCATGAGCGATCAGGCTCAGCGCGTCGGCGGCAACATCCCGGACGGCTTGTCCCGCGGAATTGCAAACGGTTACCGTGCGGTCCGCAGGGCTACAGAGCGCATGATTGACATGCCGAATCTCGCAACTCGCAGACTTGCGCTTGCAGGCGCGGACATGGCACTCGAAGAGGATTACAACTATTCCGCGGACGCGCGGTATACAATCGTTGTGCCGGTCGAGATCGACGGACGAGAGGCCGCGCGCGTCACTGCAAAATACACAAAAGCAGAGCTTGAACGGATGGAAGTTCGCGACAAGCGGAGACAGGGTAAGACGTCATAAAAGCAAAATGCCCGCAGCGCGAAAATAAATGTGCTGCGGGTAGCTTTATGCCTGAAAGGTGGTGACTATGTACAGTTTTATCGACACAAATGAAATGCCAGATATCGAGTGTTTACCGGCGGAAGCGGTGCAGTTCGCAGGCGTCTGGCTCGATCAAGCGGTTGCAGGTTTTCAGACGCTGTACACCGCCGGACGCGAACAGCTGCAGACAGAAATTGAAGACATAAGCACACCGGCACGGGACGGCGCGTTTTTTCAGCGCAAGCGATACAAACCGCGCACTATCACAGTAGGTTATCAGCTCGTTGCGCCGAATGCCAAGGCGTTCCGCAGCGCGTTCCAGCAGCTGGCGGTGCGGCTTAGTCCGCAACAGTCAGAGCTGCGTTTTGCAGATGATCCGCGGCGGCATTACATTGCGACGCTGTCAGCAATCGGCGACATCCCGCCGGGACGCAATAGCGTGACCGGCGAAATCACTTTTTATTGCGCTGATCCGTTTTTGTATAGCGATGACATCAAGACAATTGATGCGGCTGGTCACACGGCAGAGGGGGACGCGCAGGTTATTTCCGTCGACTATGCCGGCACGTATCCCGCGCGGCCGCTACTGCAGGCGGATATTGCGAGCGATACAAGCTATATGGTTTTCGTACAGGACAGCACAAGTGTCATTGTAGGAGACGAGGCACAGCGCGGCAGAGAGGCGCAGTCAATTCCGGTTTCCGTTTTCCGTGAAAATTTCAGGACATTCAGCCCTGCGGGCTTGCCTGCCGGTTGGTCGATGAATGACGCAGATTTAAATATCTCATCGACGCACACACAGAACGGTTCTTTCGCCGCATCGGCGTACAGCAAAAAAGGCCAGTCGGGAATTACGCATACAGGCAGCAGAGGAAGCACCGGATGGCGGGGGACATCTTTAACCTACACGCTGAGCGATGTGGGCAGTGCGCCGTTTGACTTAACCTTTGACGCGCTGTTCGCCATGCCGCAATCGTCAGACAAAGGCGTGCTGCAGGTAATCGTAAACGGTCCGGGCGGACTCAGCGACAACATTTGCGGAATAACGCTTTTTCGTACAACTGTGGGTAATATCCACGGAAATATTTTCGCATTTGGTCATGATCTGAAAAACTTTAATTACTCATGCAAGGCGGACAATGATGTCAGCGGCAACAAGAGCGGTCCGATTACGCTGTCACGAGATCGTGGTGGCATTAGCTTTTCCCTCCCGAATGGTTCTGCCGGCGGCATGCAGGTAACAGATCAACTACTCGCAAGCCTTGAGGCTGCGACTGTCTCGTTTTATTTCGGCACAGCAGGCGGAAGCGGCACGCCTGGTCAGATATCGCTGGTCAGCGCAAGGATGACGCAAAACGCGATATTTTCCGCAGGCGATACTGTCACAGCAGACACCGCGACGGGAGAAATCGCCGTCAATGGCACACTGAGACCGGAATTTGGCGCGGTCTCAAATAACTGGGCGGGCATGGCGTTACAGCCGGGGCACAACGAAATCTTAATTGCGTCAAACGGAGAAACAGAGCCGACGTGCAGCATGACGTGGCGGGAGGTGTTCTTGTGACCGTCTATTTTGCTGACCGGAAGATGGATATCCAGGGCTTGGCGGATACCGAGCTTGGCGGCGAAATGCTTATCCGGCAGGACAAGCGGACAGATGACCTGAGCGTTGGCGTTGTCTCGTTGGAATTTAACCTCGTGTTTCCGTCATCGCGGCGGGCACAGGCGGAAACGATGACAGAGCCGGGGCACTATTTGCTCGTGCGAAACAAAGACGCACAAGAGTTTTACACGATCATTGACACCGAGATGGATGTTGACGACCAGTGCATCAGCGTATACGCGGAAGGCGCCGGACTGGACCTCATCAACGAAATTGCCGTGCCTTACGTGGCACCGGCGGCTATGCCGATCTCTGATTATATCAGCCGCTTTACTTACGACAGCGGCTTTGAAATCGGCCGCAACGAAATCTCAACCCGTTCTCGCAAATTGGTCTGGGACGGCGAAACAACCGTTACCGAGCGGCTGATCAGCTTAGCAACGCAGTTTGACGCGGAACTAGCATTTTCGTTCGACATAATCGGAATGAAGGTACTGCACAAATATATCAATATATATGAAAAGCGCGGCGGCAATTACGGCGTGTGGCTGCGGCGCGGCATCGAGGTTGGCAACATTCGCGTAAAAAAGTCCGTGGCGGACTTGGCAACGGCTCTCAAGGTAACGGGCGGTACAACGTCAGACGGTGACCAGCCGGTAGACCTTAACGGATATCATTACGATGACGGCGATTTTTTTGTCGAAGGCACCTATCTCAAGTCCCGCTCCGCGTTGGCAAAGTGGAGCAGATACCTCAGCGATGACAATGTGTCATCTGGTCATCTGATGCGCACATTCCACAGCGAGAGCACGAACAAAGCAGAAATGTGTCGTCAAGCGATTACTAAACTCAAAAAAATGCGTGAAATGGCGGTAGAGTACGAGGTTGAGTTGTTGCAAATGCCGGCCATCCATGTCGGCGATACGGTCACGGTAGTGGATCATGAAGGATCGCTATACCTGTCCGCGCGGGTGCTCAAGATCGAGACAAGCGAAGCCGACGACATCCACACGGCAACGCTCGGCGACTACCTCGCCACCGAGCGGCAATGGACTTGACGAGAAAGGAGACGCAAAATGCGGGACTATTATGATGCCGTTCTGTACCGCGGCACAACGGCGACAAATGTGTTTGTGTTGGCGGACGCATTGCAAGATGCTGAAATTACAGCGTGCTATGCGACGTATTGGCAGCACGAGAAAACGGTGCTGGAAAAGTCGCTTGCGGACATGTCAATCGAGCGCGTAACGGTGAAGTTGCCGGACGGCACGGCGGAAAACAAACGTGCAGTCGTGGTCAATCTGACGCAGGCGGAGACACTGCAATTCGAGGCGAACAACCCAGCTGACAGGTGGGGTGATGCGCGCGTGCAGCTTCGCGTCAAAACCGCGAGGGGCGAGGCGGCCGCCACCCGGTACGTCTATCTGAAAGTACACGATGTCATCAAGGAAGGAGTGATCTGAATGAGGAAGGACGTTGTGCTCGACGCGTTTGCGTCCGGCATGTACGTGCAGGCGCCGGAGTCGCTGAAAACCGAGGTCGCCGACCTCCGCACCGGCGAGGACGGAACGGTCTACGCGTCGGCGGGCGATGCGGTCCGGGAGCAGATTAGCGCAGTAAAAGCGGAAATCGACAAACACAGCGGTAGCGGGGTCACAAGAGAACACGCGGCGGCCTTAGACGCACTGCTTAATTGCATTGCATACGACGCCGACTCTAATTATGCAGCTGCATATTCAAATTTTCGCGCGGTATTCGGGCTTGATGTTGCTGTTTCGTACATCACCGCGGTAGCAAATTCGGCAACAGCATCCGAAGGGACTGACGCGCGGCAGTTAGATATCACCGTAACAGCATATTACAGCGATGGAACATCCGACAGGGTGTTGAATTATGCCATCGCGGGAACCGTCGTGCTTGGCAAAAATACTTTTACAATTTCGTACGGAGGAAAATCAGCTACAGTTTCGATAACGGGCGTAGGATATGATAGCGCACCTGTCATCGTGTCAGAAGATTACGGACAGGATACAACAGGATCAACTGTAGCGCAGCAAGGTTTATGTGTTACAAAGAACTATGATATCAGTGATGGATTTGACTCGGCGGGTAAGCTGCGGATTATCTACTATATTACAAACCCTGATTCTGTGCCCGGTGTCACCCCGGTCACAAAAGCGGTGTTTAAGGATGCTTCTGGGGCGTTTACTGGGTATTTTTCGATAGAAAGGGATAAAGAAACGAACTGGTACAACAAACCGGCAGAGGGCAGTGAAAAAGTATCGTTTACATTGTATTCGGCTGGATTGGCTACATCATACGCATATCTTGGTGAAACGGGAAGAATCGTCTTCGCCGGGGCGGAAACGCAGTATTACGGGAAACGATACATCACGGATTAAGGCGGTGACATGATGGGAATATGTACAGTGCAGGCGGAAGACCTTGTGTCGGTATGCGACATTTCAGGGAATGTTCTTTCAACCGCTTGTGATCTCGGCGGTGAAACAATATTTAATGACGAACCGTCAGATTACACGAAATACGATACAAAGTATCAGAAACTAATACTAGATACGCGCGACGAATGGGCTGCTGATTATCGTGCAGATGATTCTTCTATTCCGTTGTTGATACACACAGATCAACACGGATATTTGAATTCTGCACACAAACAGACGTTCGATTACCTTGCAAAGTGCATTCGATGGGATGAAACTTCCGCAATCGTCGGGCTGGGCGATGCGTGCGCGGCAGTATATGATATGTCAGAACTAAACGCTATGACATCGTGCCTCTCTGGCATTAGCAAACAAAAACAAATCAATCTTGCAGGAAATCATGACGTCTGGGCGAACAAAAAAGAAGGGTCATCTTATTTCTATTCAATAACGGGCAACTGGGATGCGCTGACGGGAACATATTTCAACAATTCGTCTTTCGGCATTCATCACGAATACGATAACCGCGGGAATGGATATGTGATTGATGCGGAACGCAAAGTGAAATATTGCATGTTTGCGACATGGTATTTCGGCACGGCTGGCGGGGAAGAAAACCAACCGTACTATCATTACAAATTAACGTCCGCCGTTGCAGAATATATGATTGATATGTTATCCGCAAAGGATGGTTATGATATCATCGTTCTTTCACACATTCAGCCTGCACACGGTCCCCGCGGTTGGAAACAACCGACGACAGACGGAAACGCAGAGACAACAGCGCAAAAAACGCTAGGCTGTATTTCATACGATTATTCAATAGATAATCTGATCGTGGATAGAAAACAAAAGAACAGCGGGATCCTTCTTGACGCTGACGGGAATGAACACTCATACGATTTTTCGCAGTGCACGTCAGATATTCTCTGCTGGCTGTCCGGGCATGAACATGGAGATTATTATTGCAAAATCGGCAATGTTCCGGTTGTTGTCTTTGATGCGTATCGGTATGATAATGTTCCGCTTTTCATGCTGAATGTGCACAGAAACGGAAAAATAAATGTCTGGAAATTTGATGAAGCCTTGAATGTTTATAGTTATCAAATTTCAGTATCTTAACAGGGGGGGCATATGGAAATTTCAAATTTAAAGCTGGTGCTCTGCGCCGCGCTGGGCTGCATTGGCAGTCTGATCGCGCAGGCGTTCGGCGGATGGAATAGCGGCATTGTTACACTGCTTGCATTTATGGCAGTTGACTACATCAGCGGATTGATCGTTGCGGCGGTGTTTCACGCCAGTGAGAAAACGGAATCCGGCGGACTGGAAAGCCGCGCGGGATGGAAGGGCTTGTGCCGCAAGGGCATGACGCTGTGCATCGTACTGATTGCGCACAGATTAGATATCGCGCTAGGCACATCAGTTGTGCGTGACGCTGTCATCATCGCATATATCTGCAATGAGGCGATCAGCATCACGGAAAACGCGGGGCTGATGGGCGTGCCGGTCCCGGAACGGCTCGCCGCCGCGATTGACGCGCTGCAGGGGAAAGGGGAACGGTGAACAAACATGCACTACACGGTCACATTTCAGACGGAACCGCACTTTCGGTCGGTTCGCTACGGGCAGGGGACGATTTACTCGTCCGGCTGCGGTCCGGCGTCGCTGTGCAACGCGCTGCGCGCAGCGGGCATCGCGGATGTCGGGCTGCAGACAATGTGCGCGTTTGCCGTTTCGGCCGGCGCACGGGTTCCGGGCGGCACAGACATGCACACGCTGCTGCGCGCCGCGTCGAAAAAGTACAATTTTGTATATCGAGAAACAAGCAAAAACGTCGAGTTGCTTGCGCATCTGAAAGCTGGCGGAACGGCGATTCTGCACTGTGGAAATGCGCACAAGCTGTTTTCAAACGGCGGTCATTTCGTTGCGGCGATCGCGGCGAGCGGGCAGACGGTTACGGTGCTGGACAGCTACTGGTACAGCGGAAAATATACAGCGAGTGCGCTCCGGCGGCAGCACGCACATGTTGTGCAAAAAGGTGTTGTCCGCGCGTCGATTGACCAGATCGGCAAAGCGACAGCAGACAGAAGCCCGAGCTATTATCTGATTGCGAAGAAAGCGGACAAGGAGGTCGAAGATATGACGGAAAAAGAAGTACGAGCACTGATCGACAAGGTCGCAGAGGAAAAAGCAAAGAAAACCGTGTCCGCGTGGGCGGCGCAGGCTTGGAAGGCAGCGACAGAGGCGGGCGTGCTGGACGGAACAAACCCGCACGGCGTGGTAACACGCGAGCAGCTGGCGCAGGTGCTGAAAAATGTCGGTCTGATCGGAGCAGGCCGCAGTGGCGCATACATGGAGACTCACAACAAGCAAGCGCAAAAGGAGTGAGAGTATGAAAGAAATCTAAACGCAATAAGCAAGCCGGACGGGGATAACCCGCCCGGCTCTTTTTTATACTCAAAAATTATTTACGACATCCTTCAAAAAATTCATAATTGCGGCCTGATCTGCCGCCGGCAGGCCTGCAAGCTTCTCGACGAAAACGGATGCCTCGTGTGTCAAACCGTCGTTTTTTATTACAGCTGAGCCGAACATTTCGCCCTCGCCGGTTCGCAGCCAGTTTTCGCTGACTCCGAACGTCGTACACATGTTCCTGACCGTCGACTCGCCCGGGGCAGCACGTCCGGATTCATAGACTGCGATTGTGTTTTGTTTCAGCCCGAGCCGCTCGGCGAACTCTTGCTGCGTGAATCGCAATGTCTTGCGCAGCTTCTTGATGCGTTCGTTCACAAGCATCACCTCCTTCGACTTTTTGTCCCACCCCGCATGGGGTGGGTGGATTGAAATTTATTCTTTATCAAAACTCACGGATTTCATCCACACAGATAGGATCGTCGCCGTCCTCAATTACCGCAATATACGCGTCCTTTTCGCCGGATTCACGATACTGCTTGGCCATTTTTACTGCCTCGTCCAAGTTGTAGCTTCCAGTTCCCCAATCGTTATCCTCGTTGTTCATCATAACGGCATACCAAATTTTCATTTTAATTTCCTCCTCGTTCTCAGTAGGTGTTGTTCTTCTTTCTGATATTATAATATCATATCTTTATCATTAGAATTTTTGAAAAGTTTTTCGGAGAGACGAAAAAGAAAACTGACACCGCGCGAAACGGTGTCAGTCTGGTGTGGATTGTTAGAATTCTGTCGGAATCGACATTGACAGCACGAACACGGAACCGAGGAAGAAGATCACGGTCGGGTGGTTCGTATGGGTCGCGTTTGGTGGAGCATAAGCGAGCTTATACGAACCATTCGCGCCGGCGGCGTCCTCTGCGCCGTCAACGAATTTTTTGTCAATAATTTCTTTTTCTACGATATTTTGCGTGCTGGTGTAGTTAAAAGCGATGCGAACGTGATCGTCATACAGATATACAGCTGATACAAATGTATCAATAACTTTGCGTCGAAAATCCTTGTCGTTTCTGTCGCCGTCACGGAATCGCTCGAGCCAGTAAACTATAAAGTCGCGTTCTATGTGTGTCGTTGCGGCTTCCTCTACAGCGAGATCGCTTTTCAGCTGTCGCCGCTGCTCCTCGAGGTCATGCAGTCGCTGTTTTGTCGATGCTGTGATAATTCCCGCTTCAATCGCGTCGAGCATGTTGCTGATCGCTTTTTCTTTTGCTTTCAGTTCTTCGCGCAGAGCCTCCAACTGCGCGGACTTGCCCTCACGATCTTGATAGCGCATGACTTGATCCGCGATCCACGCGATGACATCGTCCTGCAAAACCGCGTCCAGGGCGGCATTAACTACAAGCTGCTCGATTTGCTCACGCGCTACGCTGCGCTTGTTGCATGAGTGCTCAGTGCGACGCTTGCTGCATGAGTAATAATAATGTGTGTCGCCGTTCCGGCTCGTGCCCGACACGCCGATCATCGTCGACCCGCATTCGCCGCAAAACAATTTTCCTGTCAGCATATATTCGCTGTCCTTGCGCCGCCGACGGTGCGCGTTCGCCTTGCTTTTCATCTTCCGTGCCACCTCCGCGAAAAGTGCATCGTCAATGATCCGCGGAACACCGCCCTCTATGCGTATGTCTGCATAATGATATACGCCGCGATAAATCTCGTTTTTCAAAATTTTTTCAAACGAGCTTTTCCGCCACGGCGTTCCGCGCTTAGTGAGTATCCTGCGCGCGTTCAAATCGCGGCAAATGTCGACAAACAGCGCACCGCCTGCCGCTTTGCGGTATATCTCTTTTACGATTTCCGCCTCTGCCGGAACAATTGCATAGCGGCCATCTGGCCCTTTGCAATATCCGTACGGCAGTGAGCCGTTATTGACTTTGCATTGCAGCGCGTTCGCGCGCATACCTCGCTTGATGTTTTGTGCGAGATTTGCAGAATAATATTCCGCAGAGCCCTCCAAAACCGCCTCTAAGAGGATGCCTTCCGGACCGTCTGGTATGCTCTCTTTTGCAGACAAGACGCGCACGCCGTGTCGCTTTAGTCTATATTTGTACGTCGCACTGTCGTACCGATTTCGCGCGAAACGGTCTGTTTTCCACACGACTACGTATTGCCAGCGTCCGCGCGCCGCGTCCTGCATCATCTGCTGAAACTGCGGTCGCTTGTCCGATGTGCCGGTCAGGTGCCTGTCTGCGTACACTTTTACAATATTGAGATTATTCAATTTGCAATATACTTCGATATCTCGCACTTGATCTTCAATCGACGTATCCTTTTGTGCGTGCGAGGAATACCGCGCGTATATAACGCAATTTTGCATATCTGCATCCATCATGCTCACCACCCGCGTCTAACTTGTCAAGTTATAGAGTTTTGCCCGCGTTGACGACCGCGGCGACTTCGAGAAAATAATCGAGGATCCCTTGCCGCACGGCGGGTTTCAGCGCGATAAACTTTTCGATCAGCACGCGCTGATCGCTCGGCAGGAAGTGAACTTCTGCCAAATCGTCAAGGCTCGTGCGCGAAGACTCGACAAAAGGTTTTGCGTCCTCACCGTGAAGCAGCCACTCCTTGTTTACGTTAAATACTTTGCATATAAGCGCGATGACAGAATCGGACGGAATGTTTCTCCCGATCTCGTAATTTGCGACCGCGCCGCGCTTAATTGACAGCCTTGCGGCAAATTCTTCTTGCGTGAGATTAAAATGCTTTCGTAAAAATTTGATGCGATCTTTCAAAACAGATCACCTCCGCTCAATTATATTATATCACACGCACTGCAACAAAGCAAGAGATTTCAGCAACTAAATCACAAGATGCAAAAAAACAAAACCGCGGCAAAGTCACTTTTGTTTGAAAAAACACCGGCGGGTGGCTTCGTTGCGGTTTTATTTTTGCATTTTTAATCTTTTTCGAGCATCTTTGCGATAATGTTGCACGCCGAAACACAAACAGCAGGACCAGCGGAAACCGTTGACCCTGCCTTTTTTGTTTGTGTTACCTGCAAAGTTTTTCGATGTTATACCATGCCGGCCTGCGCAGTCTGAGCCGGTAAATCATGATACTTCTGACTTTTCCGCGTCCCCTTTTTCCACGCCGATCTGCCTGTCCAGCTCGGCGTGTAATTGTTCATTTGACATTTCGTCGTGAGCCTGTTCTGCGCGTTTCGCCGCGTCTTGAACGGTTGCACCAAAAACTTGCTTTAAATAAGAGCAAAACTGTGCACGTTCGTCCGCTTGTAGTTCGAAGTACGATTCCAAAAAGGCTCTTTCAAGCTCGGAACATGAGAATTGGTGAAACAGCGCTTCAAGCGACCCGTCCGCGCCTGGAAGCTGCGGGTTTCCGTCTCCGGTTCTCAGCCATTTCAGATTGAACCTGAACTCGCGACTGATGGAATGCAAAACCTGTTGTGAAGGTTCGCGCCGTCCGGTTTCATATCCAGAAATCGCCGACTTTGTTACGCCGATCCGCCGTGCGAAAGCCTCTTGATTTAGGCCGCTCACTTTTCGAACTTGAATAATGCGCTCCTTCATGCTCAACCTAACCACCTCCTTTCCGTATTTATATTATAACCGATTAGGTACGCGCCGTCAACTTATTCTTAAAAAAACGCTTTACAAAGTACGCAAAGCGTACTATAATATACGCATAGAGTACAAACAAAGACGCAAAGTCAACGACATACAGAAAGGAGGCTACTATGAATTTGCATCTCAAAAGCAACGACGATGTTGCGAAAGGCGTAGTCGCCGAGGAGGGCGCAAGCGTGCTGCAATTCCTGCGCAACCTCGAATGCGAAGATCAGAAGCTTGCAATTGCAGTGCTGGAAGGCATGAAGCTACAGAAGAAGATCGAAACGCAAAGACAGGCCGGAAAGCCCAAGGAGGTGTAACGATGAAAACCACGGCGACCGCGCCAGACGGCTCATGCGCGGTACATATTGACACAAAGAAAATTCCCGCTTACGTCGCTGAGAACCTCGCGCAGTCGGTTTTTGAGTGCATCCGCAAGGTGTATGATGATCCGGCGGTGCGTGAGGATTATCAGCGATGGAAAGCGGCGAGATGAAAATTTTAGAGATGGAGGAAACACACATGGCAGAGACGAATTACAGACAAGATGAGACAAGCAAGGTGCTCGGCAAACTGAGGACGGCAGCGCGACGGACGGCGAACCCGCAAATCGTGAACACGATTGAGAGCGGATGCGAGCGCATCGCGCAGATGGAAAGCCTGATTTTCCGCCTCCTTGACGCGCAGGCGGATCTGATTAAAGACAACGAAAAGCTGAATCAGACAATCGACCGGCTTGAGTCCGAGCGTGGGAAGAAGCCTGACGGATACGATTATGAAGGCGTGATTAAGGCGTTTTACAAAACTGGCAAAGAGTCTATGCATATCCCGCTGGAACGCAGAGGCACAAAGAACCCGTGGTACACCCCAAACGGCAAGGGTTTCCGGGCAGCGGCGCGGAGGCTCGGCTTGCCAATCGAGGTCTTTCAGCGCACGAGCGGCAAGGACGTGACCGTCGAGCCGCGGGTGCTGCTGCTTCGCTCAGATCTTTCGATGACGATGCAGACGTCGAAAGAGGAGGACGAAGCATGAAAGCAAAGGAACTTATCGAGTATCTGAACGGATTCGACGCAAACGCGGATGTGCGCGTACTGGTTGCGAATCCACCGTCACGCATTGTCTACAAGACGTTCGAGCCGTTTGTCATCACTGACGCGGGTTTTCCATTTTTGTGCATCGAGGCGCACGGCGAAATGCCGTTCGACGACGAGCTGACGAAAGTCGCGGAAGAGTGCGAAGAGGAGGCGAAAGCATGATTGACAGATGGTGCAGGCTCGGAAAATCAATCGAGAACACGCCAGACGGCGCGGTGACAACAATCACTTACGCAAAAATGAACAGCGATGTCCCGCTCGTGCAGAGCGTTCGCAAACCTATCCCGCACGCGAACAGGGGCGGCTGCTGGATGAACACAAGCTATTACATCGTAGGCTCAAACAAGGAATATGCGTCCCTGACGCGCGCAAAGGAAGCGGCTGAGCTGATCGCCGCGGGGAAGGAGGAAAAAGCATGATTGGATGGGTCGTTTTTTGCATGGTGGACGCTGCGGCCGCGGGCGCTGTCGGAGGCTGGATCGCGAGGGACATCTTGAGTGTCCACCGGCGTTACGAGAGAGAGCAGCACAATGCGCAGCAGGTCAGCTGCCGCTGCACGCATGACGCGCGCACCACGCTGGCAGAGAACTATCGTCAGATCGAAGGTGCTGTCAAATGACAGATCAAACCTTTGCCAGGACCGCGCGTCAGATGCACGATGAGTGTATCCGCAGACAGCAGCAGAACAGATGCAGGGCATGCCCGATGCGGGATATCCTGAGTCATAACAGATGCGGCATTGGCTACCCTGCTGGCTGGGTGTTGCCCGGGGTGCGGGAGCGCGTCGCGATGGGGATGCCGGAGCAGCAGAAAAAATAAAAGCGCGCCTGGTCGGCGCGGATCAACACAACACACAAACAAATCGATGGAGGAATGCGAAATGAACACAAACGAGTACAAGCAGGAGGACACAAGGAAGGTCCTGTCGGAAATGAGTGTGGCATCGCGACGGACATCTAATCCCATCGTCGCGAACACGCTCAACCGTGCGCGCGACCGGATGGCAGAAATGGAAAGCCTGATTTTCCAGCTCAAGGACGACAAAGACGAGCTGATCCGGGACAACGAGTTGATGAACCAGCAGCTTGAGAAGCTGGAGAACGATCTGGCAAATGCACGCACGCGCGGCGGGGACAATTTCAATTACAAATTATTTGTCAAGGCATTCTGCGAATCCGGAAAGCCGTTTCAAAAAATTTTGCTGAAAAAACACGAAACGCGAAGCGGCGCGCCGTGGTATGTTCCGAAGATCTGGCGCGTACGATCGCGGAACTTGGCTTGCCGGTCGAGGTACAGCAGCGAACCAGCAGGAAAGATGACAGCGTAGTGCCGACGATGATCTTGTATCGCACAGATGATGAGGGCGAATAACTATGTGGACGGCGGAAGAACTGGAAGAGATGCGTCGGGCAGACGCAGAGATTGATGCGGATTTTTGCCTGAATGACGCTGCAGGAAATCTGGAGGACGCTCGGGCGGAGAAGCCGCGCACGATATCGCAGAAACTTAAAGCGCTGTACGCTAAAAGATATTACGAGCGTAACAAGGAAAAAGTCGCGGAATATCACAAAAAATGGCGCGCGGCGAACCGCGAAAAGGTTGCGGCTTACAGAAGAGCGTATTACAAGCGCAATCGTGAAAAATCAGCAGCGAGCGGCAAGGCGTACAGGGCCGCAAACCGCGAAAGACTCAAAAAAGCGCAAAAGGAATGGCGGGAGGCGAACCGGGCGAAGTACGCCGAATCGCAAAAGCGCATCCGGGATCGGCGCGAAATGGAAGGCCTTACGCAAAAGCAATTTGCAAAGCTGATGGGTGTATCAAACACGACCGTCTCGGACTGGGAAACCGGACGCAGACAGGCAAACTGGGAGCTCGTTCTCGAGGTATTCCCAGACTTGGAACCGGAGCTCTGAGAGGGGGGGCGTCGCAATGATGACAGAGCCGATACAAAGAAACTTAGAGCGATACGGCACGCCGGACGGGCGAGCCGATCCGGAGCCGACCTGCCCGGTGTGCGGGCGAGAGACGGAAGTTATCTATGTGCGCGACGGCGATCCGGTCGGATGTGACCGGTGCGTCAAAAAAGTGGACATCTGGGATTTTGAGGAGGGGCAAAATGGGGGTTATTACTGAGACACCGACCGCGGGCATGACGCGGGCGGAATGGCTGCAGGAGCGGCGTGGATCGCTCGGAGGCTCGGACATGGGCGCAGTGCTTGGGCTGAATCCGCACTCGTCGCCGGTGGCGGTCTGGGCAAACAAAACCGGCCGCATCGCGGACGCAGAACCGAGCGAGGCAATGCGGCAGGGCACCGACCTGGAGGAATACGTCGCACAGCGGTTTTGCGAGCTGTCGGGCTGGAAAGTACGCCGGAAAAACGCGATTATCCGCAACAGCGATTACAAGCACATCCATGCGAATGTTGACCGGCTGGTGGGCGGTCAAC